CCTTTATCGCAGGTGAATTATCTCTAAATGTAGAGAGGCGGGAGGTTTTCGACTCCTTCTTGCCAGACAGTGATTGCAAAACAATCACTTTTGGTAGAATGGGATATCCAAATTGTACATCGTCTCGGGCTGCTACAAAGCTTGGCCTTACCACGGTTGAATCCCCTCTGCTTGTCGAGTTATTTGGGATCATGGATATGAATTGTTGTGAAAATCCTAATATTGAAAAAGGATTTCTTGCTACTTGGGGGACAGTGAAACGTGCGGGACTATTACTCGCGGCCACATAAGCTGTGCCGGATTGAATAGAACCGCCCCCCGAGCCTGGATAAGCATACCAGGTTTGCGCGTATGGTTGATCTTGTCTGAACTTATACCCTCCTGACCGGTATAAAAAGGCAGCTCGCCAGCTACCAAACATTGTTTGTCTGAACGCTACATAATCTTGGCTATCTGTAGGGTTTGATGGAAGTGTCATGTCAAGAGCTTCACTTCTGAACCATAATTGACCAGGTCCAATGAGAGGACTGTACCTCTTGCAAATGTCAGTAATTGAACTGAGATTCTCAGTGTTACAGAAGCCATTGTCAACTTCAAAGTAACAGTTTTCGACTATAGCAGGAAAACTCTTCTGGAACTCAGTTTGTATGGAAACTTGATTTTCTATGACTGTCCAAGAGTCAGCCAAAACCGGAACTTTTGGGAAACAAAATTGAACATCTTCTCCTCCTGCAACCCATACTGCCATATAGATTTTAGGATCGGTTATTGTGTCACTCGATACAATCGTAGAGATCACACTCACCATAAGATTTTGTGTTTCATATGCTTCAGTCCACCATGAATGGGAAAGCCAGGGAACAGTAAAGGTATCTGTTGTATCACCTTTTACGTTAATCACCCTGCTTATGCCATTAGTGTAGTCCGCCGGAGGATCAAGGGGAAACTCGAGCGGATTGAATGCTTGAACTACTATTCGCGCCGATATAAACGACGACGTGAAAAATTGGAGGCAATACTTTATCGAGCCTCTCCATAAATAAGAATTTATGTACGCATAGTCCAGAGGAATCTTATTCACATCTGGGTCTGTACTGAGCAATAGTGGTCTCACGAGGACAAATTGTGAGTCTTGTGTCAACGTGACCACCGTTTTGAGACTGGGAATGCGAGCATATTCACTCACCGTCCAGTTCTTTGTCATTGGCATTCTTCCGGGAGCTGGATCCAAGTATCTTTGTTTATATAGGGATATCACTGGATTAGTGTCAGGCATATCAGCTGCAAACATATCAATGCAGTCATCAATTATGACAGGGGTCTGTACAACATCACGGTCTGGCTTATCAAAGAGAAAAGCAGCAGCCGTGGCAATGGTAGACCAATTGTCAGCTAAGAATCCGCCAACTGTGCCTATTCCTGAGGCAACATCACTTATTGAGCAATCTTCAATCGCTTTCACAATACTGTCCATAGTATTACCAGTTCCTGTAGCAGAACTAGCTTCCTTATCGTCCAGTGGTGAGCGAACTTTCTTTTTCTTTTGTCTCCGTACTGACGGTACGTTCATTTGATTTTCTGGTCTAAGCGATGATGAGGGTCCAGTGGGGTACGCCAGATCGACGTCCTTCCACCTTGCCCATACTGTCATCGAAATAGAATCTGGTATTTGTTGGCCTGCGGTCAATGGAGCAAGTATATCTACGGATAGCATAACTTTAAAACTCGAAAGAGCAGAACCTCTGATCCATGCTTCTGGGAATGAATAATCCCAGGACTTTACTACTGATTCCTCACAACATGCCGATAGCACTGTTGGATTTAGGACGAGCCTTTCATCGTATCTTTGTCCGATCTTATCGGTTGGGTACAAAGTAACAACTATTGCTCCGTAGTAGAATTGATTGGTGTTTAACCGCACAGTAAGTTCAATACCGCCTCTAAAATAATGAAATTGTTTTAAAATATCTAGATTGCGCGAATAATTGTAGAGGTAATTGAATAGATCTATACTATAGAATGGGGTCGAATTTCCAGTAGACGGATTGTCCGATACAGCCCATTGCAGTTCTGTAACTTTAACCATTCGTTCAAGAATCTTCGTTTCGTTAAATTGACCAACACCTTTGGCAGTGCTGGCGTATCCAGGGGAAACGGTCATTTCGGTCTCGCCTACTTCTGCGAAGCTAAGCGTTGGGGTCGGGAACACCGCTGTTTGAGCGGGGGCAGTTAGTTCTTGAGAACTGCCTGACTCGGATGAATTTTTGTGCATTGTTGTAATCTCTTAAACAAGCGATCCTAGAGATTAATCGGATGGCCCTTTTCAGTTTACGTCTTACACGGGTACTTTCTGTTCACAGGTGTACCAAGCCCGCCCTATACAGGTAGTTTACCCCCTTACGGGTTGGCCTTTTAAAGTCGTGCCCAGGACGATTTGCCATCAGTAAGCGATGACATAATCCTTCTTTCTCTCCTCTAGGATCACAGCCCAGCTTTTGAACACGCCGGGGAGGTTAAGTCGAAGTTGTTCCTTATGACACCATCTAAGGACGTCATTGTACTTTTCTTCTCCATAGTGAAAGGCTTCGAGTAAGGCGCTATCTAGTGTTGATTTCCACTCAGAAGGGCCACAGTCGGTAGTTGTCCATTTGATCATGTTAGCAATAGATTCGGGGGCTAGGGGCATCATTATGCCGAGGTGTCCTGTAACAAACCTCCTCTTCAAAAATGTCGCATCTTCCCACGTCAAATTGCTTCTGTCGTCTTTTGAACACGACGTAAAGGTCATTCTAAAGCGATCCCACATAAATTTACGAATATAATCCATCGTATAATCCTTGCAGGCCTCACTTACTGACCAGAATGTATCATCTCCACAAAAGGAATCGACTAGATCGTCGACCCACTCTTCGCCATAAAGGCTGAGAAAGGCGACTTCATGAAGCCACCAATTTACGAATGAGTTGAAGAGGGATGTAAAGAACGATCCACTTGAAGTTCCACTTTCTCTCCAGAATACAAATGTGCCTATAATGTGATAGGCGATGAAATTCATAAGCAGCACCCTTCTATGAAAAGGGTCCCATTGAGGATGAGTTGCAGCCGCAAATTTTTCAAATTCCCATTGAGCTTCCATTTTTATGGAATAATCATACGTGTTAGCGTCTTCTGCTCCAATTGTTCTTTTTCCTTGTTTTTCGGCTGGGCAGGGTATATTTGACACATGATGAGCATGCCGAGCATAAAACTCAGCACCTTGATGTGAATGCGGATTGATCTTCAACGCAATTGGGGATCCAGTAGGATCTTTCATAACTTCTTGTTGCCATAATCCAAAAAACATGGCACTTACAAGTATAGATACAAAATCTTGGGACGCAAATAATCT